ACTTGCCCAAGGCGCTCGCCCTTATATTCAAGTACCAGCACATATTACAAATGTTCTGGATATTGCTAAATTAGAGTTAGAGCAGCGCCGACTACCTATTATTGTAAAGCGTCATATGCCGGATGGTAGATATGAGAAGTTTCGTTTGAGTGATTTTATTCTGCTTTAATTACACAGAATTTCCTGTTGCTATTGCCTCTAGCCGCTGTCTATTTCTGTATTGCTGCCGCTGCTTATACCCCGCCCATTCTGCAGATAAAAAGCCGTAAATCGCCACTAATATAATAAATCCAATACCTGCGACATAAGCATAAATTGTCATATTGTGTATACTCTCTGCAGTCATAAACCCTTCCTCACTCTTCTTTTTAATTATAGATTGGTAATTCATATAAGCCATGGTAGAAGAAATAAGAAGAATTAAAAGAATAACCGCCATATTTTTACGCAGAAATTTAGAAATGTTCATTCTATATGGGGGGGGATTTTAAAATACACGAATTCTGGCTTAAGAATTCATGTTAAAAAACACGAATTCTCTCTTCAGGCGCAACATACATTTCATTTCCAACTTCTACATCAAATACTTCATACCATTCATCAAATTGATTTACAATATTATTTACTCGAAATTCTGGTGGAGAATGTTTATCAATAATTAAACTTTGTAAAACTTTTTTCTTTTCCTCCTTTGTTCTCCAAGAAACCGCATAAGAAATAAAGAATTGCCGTAATTCGTGAATTCTTTCTTTTTCAGAAACTCCTTTGAGCTCATATTTTAGAGCTTCTAGTGCTATGGATACACCTCCCAAATCGGCTAAATTCTCACTCACTGTTTTATTACCATTTATATGAGTTCCATATATTGTTGAATTAGCATATAATTCTTCTAATCTTTTTATTAAATTATGATATCTTCTATTATCTATTGGCAACCACCAATGCTTGAAGATACCATGTTCGTCATATTCGCGACCATTTTCATCAAACGCATGTACCATTTCATGACCTATAACCGCTCCTAATCCGCCATAATTCCAGCCAATTGAAGATTTATCACTATAAAAAGGGTATTGTAAAGAACCGGCAGGCACAACAAATTCATTAATCTCGTTATAATAAAAAGCATTTACCATAAATGCCGGCTCTTCCCATGTCTTACCAGGTTTTGATTCTGTATTTAATAATTTTATATCATTTGCTGTTGATGTTGCTTCTAATAAATATATATTCTCTAACAGATTATCTGTTTGAAGATTCGGTAAATTTAAGGGATAATAGTGTTCTGGCCATCCAATACTTAGAGTCATATTTTTAACCTTTTCTATTGCAGTCTTTTTTGTTGAATCCTGAAGCCATGTATTGGAAGATATTTGATTTAAAGCAGAGCTTCTAATCTTTTCAATAAATTTTGTAGCATTTCTTTTTAAAGAATTATCTAAATATTCTTTTTTATATAACATAGAAAGAGGTATTGATAGATGCTTTTTAATTAAATAAAGTGTTAGATGTTTTTGAGAATACTTTTCTTTTTGGCCTTTTAGTTTATTTTGATAAAAATCAAAATATAAAGTATTGTATGGACTAGGAAGAATTAATAACGCACTTAATATTAAATGTAATTTAAATAATTTCTTAAATTGTTCTAATGGAATCTCTAGCAATGATTTCTGTAGTACATCAAAATATTTTTTTGATTGTATTCTATATGTTTTCTTTTTCCAGTTATCTATGCCATACGAAGTAAAAAAATTATTCCATGGAAATATAGGAAACATCTTTTCCAAATGAAACCCTTTTATTAAAATACTGGGCTCATTTTCTAATTTATTTATATGTGCTGAATAAAAAGATTCTAATGATATAACATCACTTATATCATCAATCTCTAACAACTTACATGCTTCTTTCACCATTTTAATATATGAAATTAAAGTTTTAATTTTACCTGGCGCTTGTGCGTGATAATAACTAACATCTGGTAATCCAAGCTCATTTGATGTTAAATATAAAGTATATACTGATTTATCATTTTTAGTTCTTTCAAGTTGTAAATATGTTAATAAAATTGTATCAATATTGTTTTTAGAAAAATATCCTAGACTGTCACCAATATCCTCAATAGAGCGAATACAGTTTATTGTTTGAATATTCTTTTTTAATGCACTAACACTATTTTTTTGTACGGATTCTCGAAGAGAGGAAAGAGCAAATCTTCCAATACTATCTTCTAATGAATTTACTTTTTCACCTTTATTTACAGAATTATAGCATCTATCAATAATATTATGTAAATCTTTTTCTATAACATATTCAATTTCCTCATTTACACTATAGGAAGAAGAATATTTAGGAATTTCTGTAGTTTTTAACCATTTATCATTAATATGTAGATAAAAATTATCTCCGGGATTAATTTTATTATTAAACTCGGGGATACTAATTTGTTTTTCAAATCGAGATGTCATACCTATTTTTTAGAGGAATAATATCCTGAAGACTTTAAGAATTCATAAATAAGAGGATTATCAATATTCTTTGTTTCATAGCTACAGAATTCATATACATTTTTATCATTGTATACATATAAAAACTTAGAATCTTCCTTGCCAATAAGCATATATCCTACATTTTGTAAATGACCAGCAACTAGTGTAGATAATAAGTGAGAATCTGGTGTGTGTGTATAGTTTACAATTACTAAGCCAGGGCGATAGCAGTTATTTAAAAAAGATAATAAAACAGATTGCTCTAGTTCATTACCGAGTTGAATATTTAATATATCAATACGAGCATTCTCTTGAGAAATATTCATAGCAGAGCATACAGATTCTACGTATTGATTTAACTGAACGGTTTCAATAACATTTCCAGATAATTCGATGCTGCCATTATAAAAAAATGGTAACTTATTTGTAATACGTAGATTCTTTGGTAGAACCCACTTATTTACGACTTCATTTGTAAAATCACAAACAGTTTCGCCATATACTTTACGTGCTTTTAAAATAGTATTTGTTTTATCCCATAATTCTAGTTTAGTAGAATCATATTCTACAATATTTACAGGGCAGCCAAGAGTTTCTGCTATTTCAAGTTCAGCAAGAGGGCTGCTTGATGTGCCGAGTGAAATAAAAACAGTTTTAATTCCTTTTACAGAATAAAAATCCCAGAGTTTTTCTAACATAGGAATTGGGTTGGTTCCTTTGGCTCCAAGAAGTTTAATTGGGATTTCTACCGTAGAGGTTTTTTCAGGCTTTGTTTCAGGCTCAGTAAATGTATTCATTTCTAAACGTATTCTTGTTTATTGTCTCCAATTCTTTCCGCAATTCAAACAATTGATGAAAATCGTCATAGGCTCATCAGCAGAGCGCGTTTGCATTTCATAATATGTACATTCGCGCTTGAAGCATCGAGTACATAGGAACTGCTCTGTAGCCATTGACTTATTGCCTTCAAGTTGACGCTTCTCAATATTCTTCTGATGCTCAATACGTTCTTTCCATTTTGACTCAAATAGTGTATAATGATCCATTTTACTAATATCTTTGAATGTTACCTCTTTATTTTTATATTTTTGAATTAGCTCTGTATTTTTTACATATGATTCTGAATAGAGATTGCTAGTAATTTTACGAAGATTACTCATATAAACTTGTTCAAATAGTTTAATCGACCAATCTTTAATAATATACTTTATAGTCGCATCATTTAGTGCGGAAATATAAATTTCTTGTTCAAGAGTATTAATTTCATCTTTTGTAAAGTCTTTGATAAATAGTTTTTCCAAACTATTTAATACATCATTGCGTAGTTTATTTCTGTCAGAAGATTCATTTAATTGTTTATCAGGATGAATACTAATTTGATTAATTGTAATAGGTAGTTTCTTTTTCTTTTCTTTCTTTACTACAATCTCAATTTCCTCTTCAGAAATATAAGATTGTTTATCAAAATCTTCTTCAGCATCAATAGCATCAATAGCATCAATAGCATCAATCGCATTATCCACTACATCAACATCTTCTAGTAACTCTTCTTCTTCATCATCATCTAAATCATCTTCATCGTCTAAGTCCTCAAATCCACCAAATGCCTTTGAATAGAATACTTCATAATCTTCAGCTTTGAACACTGCTGGGACAGCAAATGAATTTTCATCTTTAGAAGCAATTAGCATAATATCTCCAAATGCAAGAGTTGCATCATGAGGAGGAGGAAGTTCATGCTTGTTTTCAGTGCCAGCCTTTCCAGTTGTAAACCCAAATAAGAATAGTGTTAGTGATTTATAAAGATAAGTACCAAGAACTTCAGGCTCTATTTTTTTCTTAAAATACTTTTGAATATCCTTTAGTGTTACACCATTCTCAGCATTTAGTTTCGCAGATTTTACTTCCGCCTTATGCGTAAGAATAAGAACATTTGTCATTATATATATAATTCTTAAAGTAAATCAAACCAATTTTTTTATTTTTTTGCTAGATGGCCTTAAGTATTTCAGATAATATTAATATATGAAATACGTAATTAGTTATAAAGAAAGGTGTGAACCTATAGAATCTGATACTAAATTATATATTTATGACTTTGGGCATATTAAGGGATTCTTATATAATAACAATTTTACAATGTATAAGATACTAGCAAAAGTTGGTTCTGAAGAACATGTTGAATTATATGATGGAATAATTCCTAAAGTTGCTTTTTCTATCGAAGAGTATGATTGTATTTTTCATGATATGTCTTATAGTATTCAAGGTTATAATTTGATAGTCAGAGCTTCTTTACAGCCGAGTTTTTTGGCGAAAGAATTTTTTCCTCAACAACAGCAGCAGGAGCAGCGACAACAGCAGCAGGAGCAGCAACAACAGCAACAACAGCAACAGCAGGAGCAGCAACAACAGCAGGAGCAGCAGAAACATCAGAAACAACAGCAGCGACTTCCTCGCCAGAAGAAGCCTTCTTACACACAGAAAGGCAATTTAGAACAACTGCAAGTGTCTGTAGCACCGAAGGATTTAAATGAGGGAGGCGAGAAAAAACAACGGGTACAACCTCATCAACAAGGCGTTTTAAATTCTCACACTTCTCTACAATCGACTTCATGGATGTCTCTGGAGCAGCTAATGAAATCGCCTTCTCCTCCATCTGGCCCAAAACTTCATTTACAACAGATACAAGTAAAGCAACATTCTCA